TGAAGCTGACGATGTCATGGGTATCCTATCTACTGAACCAGCTGAGGAAGAGCGAGTGATTGTTTCTATTGATAAAGATTTGAAACAAATACCTGGTCTCTTAAGCAGTGATGGTAAGACTATCAAAGAAGTAAACAAAGCTCAGGCAGACTATTGGTTCCTCATTCAAACACTTGCAGGTGACTTGACTGATGGGTACAGTGGGTGTCCAGGCATAGGGGTAAAGACAGCGGAAAAGCTGTTAGATATTAAGGTTCCCCTCGTAGACAACTGGGCTAGAGTCGTCAAGGCTTACAAGAAGAAAGACTACCTTGATGGTGAAATATTACAACAAGCCCGTGTGGCTCGTATTCTAAGACATGGCGAGTATGACCACACCACAGGAGCAGTTAAGTTATGGAAGATATAAACAATCCAAAGTATTATAAAGATTACACTATTGAGCCTATTGAGTTTATCATGAAGAATGATTTACCATATGCGGAAGGTAATGTAATAAAATATATCTGTCGTTGGCGAACAAAGAACTCCTCGAATACTAGAAAGTTGGAAGACTTACAGAAAGCAAAACGCTATGTCGAATTTTTAATAGATAATTTCAAGGAGACAATATGAGCTTACCTACTATATACCAACAATACATACATACATCTCGTTATGCCAGATACGATGAGTCCATTGGACGCAGGGAAACATGGCATGAAACAGTGAGAAGATACTTCGACTTTATGGAAAGTCATTTAGAAACTAATTTTAATTACAACATGGGTTCTCTTAGGCAAAAGCTTGAGGGTGCAGTGGCCAGCTTACAAGTCATGCCAAGTATGCGAGCCTTGATGACAGCTGGTGTTGCTTTACAGCGAGACCACACAGCTGGCTACAACTGTAGTTACATTCCCATTGATGATGTGAGAAGTTTTGATGAAGTGATGTATATATTGTTATGTGGCACAGGCGTCGGCTTTAGTGTTGAGTACAACAATGTAGAGAAGTTGCCTATTGTTGCCGAGAAGTTTAGTAGAAGTGAGACAGTTATTGTCGTTGAAGATAGTAAAGCTGGGTGGGCGAGCGCCTTTAGAGAATTACTTGCAATGTTATATTCAGGTCAGATTCCTAAAATAGATGTCACCCAGGTTAGACCAGCAGGAGCAAGATTAAAAACATTTGGTGGTAGGGCATCAGGTCCACAGCCACTTGTTGACTTGTTTGATTTCGCTATTGAATTATTTCAGAAGGCCGCTGGTCGCCAATTAGAAGCCATCGAGTGCCACGACCTAGTGTGCAAGGTAGGTGAAGTAGTGGTAGTCGGTGGTGTTCGTCGTTCTGCACTTATCTCTTTGAGTAACATACAAGATGACAATGTTCGTAAAGCAAAGAGTGGACAGTGGTGGATAGAAAACGGACAGAGAGCATTAGCAAACAACAGTGCTGTCTATACCCGTACACCTGACATGGGCCTATTTATGTCAGAGTGGAAAGCACTATATGAAAGTAAAAGCGGTGAGCGAGGTATCTTTAATCGTCAAGCCGCTAAGAACAAAGTTGCCGAGAGCGGGAGAAGAGATGTCGAACATGAGTTCGGTACCAACCCTTGTTCTGAGATTATTCTAAGGCCTTACCAATTTTGTAATCTGACTGAGGTTGTAGTTAGAGCGGAAGACACCAAAGAAAGTTTACAAGAGAAAGTCAAGCTAGCAACCATTCTCGGCACATTTCAATCTACACTTACAGACTTTAAATATTTAAGAAATATATGGAAAGAAAATACAGAGGCTGAAAGACTCCTTGGTGTTTCCCTTACTGGCATCATGGACAACAGGCTAACCATCTCTCCTACCCCATCGTTTCTCCGTGGGTTGAGAGATATAGCTGTGGAGTGCAATCAACTACTCTCCTCAAAGCTCGGTATAAACCAATCCACAGCCATTACCTGTGTCAAACCCTCAGGTACGGTTAGTCAGTTAGTCGACTCAGCCTCTGGCATACACACACGATACAGTCAGTATTACATCCGTACAGTTCGCATGGATATGAAAGACCCTTTGACTCAGTTACTGATAGACAAAGGTGTACCACACGAACCAGATGTCATGAAGCCAAATGATGTTATGGTATTCTCATTTCCTCAGGAGTCACCAAGGGGATGTCTCACTACTTCATCACTTACCGCACTACAACAACTAGAAACTTGGTTGATGTATCAGAGACACTGGTGTGAACACAAACCATCTGTCACTGTCAGTGTAAAAGAAGATGAGTGGATGGAAGTAGGTGCATGGGTATACAATAACTTTGAAGAGGTAGCAGGTATAAGTTTCTTACCCGCCCTTGACCATGTATACAAACAAGCTCCTTACCAAGCTATAACTGAAGACGAATACAAACAGGCAATGAGTACAATGCCTACCGATATAGACTTCAGAGACTTGGATGAAAAGGAAGATAACACAACAGGAAGTCAAGAATTCGCTTGCACTGGTAACAGTTGTGAGCTTGTGGGCCTTGGGTAGAACTAAGGTTCCCTTCTTAGAAGAATAAAATGAGTGAAATCAAAGACTTAACTCTCCCCGAACGAGTGGATGACTTAATTAAAATGCTTAATGAAGTGTTCCCAGAGCGTTCGCCTGACTTAGAGGATGACACAAAGCACATTTATTTTAAGGCAGGACAACGAGATGTAGTCCGTTTTATTAATTTACTGAAAGCTCGTCAAGATGGCGAGGATATATAGGAGACAATTATGGGAAGTTTATTTGGCGGCAGCATGCCTAAACCAGCCCCCTTACCACCAATACCAGCACCAGTCCCTGTTGCTCGTGCAGAAGTACCTGAATTGCAAATCAAACCTTCGGACGCTGAAAGAACAACACGTAGAGCAAGACGAAGCGGTACTAGAATGTTACAAACAGATATGCCTTCATTAAATATTGCAGGTGAAGAGGTGAACTACTAATGGGTGGTGGCGGCAGAAGAGCAGCTAGTCCAGCACCAGCGCCAGCTCCAGCTCCCCCTATACCACCATTAATCCCTAGAAAACCTGCTAAGAAAAAAGGTAAAGACGACGAATTAACAACTAAAAAAGCTAAGAGAGCAGGAACAGGTGCCTTACAGACAATGTTTGGTGCATTAAACATACCTAATACAAATCAATCAGGAGTTAATGTAGCCTAATGTATAGTGAAATGGAAGGGCAAACAGCTAAAAATCGTTATGAAACACTGGCAAGAGACCGTCAGCATTTTCTTGATAGGGCTAGAGATTGCTCTGAAGTGACTATACCAGCTTTGATACCTGATTCAGGTTTCAATGAATCCTCTGAAATATACACCCCTTATCAATCAGTTGGGGCCAGAGGTGTGAACAACCTGGCATCTAAATTACTACTATTATTACTACCACCAAACTCACCTTTCTTTAGATTCCAATTAAGTGGAACAGCCAAACAAGAACTAGAACAACAAAAAGAATTATTTGCAGAAGTAGAAAAGTCTTTATCTAAAATTGAAAGAGAGATACAAAAAAAGATAGAGCAGTTAGCTCTTCGTGTATCAGTGTTTGAAGCATTAAAACATTTAATTGTCGGTGGAAATGTGCTTTGTTACCTGCCTAAAACAGGTAATATGCGTGTTTATCCATTGAATCAATATGTATGTAGAAGAGACCCTGAAGGCACACTGTTAGAAATTGTTATAAAAGAAAGTATTGCACCAGTAGCTTTAGAAGAAAATGTGCGTCAACAATTAGCAGGTGATTATAAAGATGATGAGTCTTTAGATATCTACACTCATTTATATAAATTAGAAAATAAAAAATATTATGTGTGCCAAGAAATTAAAGGTATAAAAATACAAGATACCATTGGCACAATACCTGAAGAACAGATGCCATATCTTGCTTTACGCATGGTTAGAGTGGATAATGAAAATTATGGTAGAAGTTATGTTGAAGAATTTTTAGGAGACTTACAATCATTAGAAGGTTTATCGCAGTCTATGGTAGAGAGTTCTGCAGCATCTAGTAAAGTCGTATTTATGGTTAAACCAAATTCTGTAACTAGAAAGTCTGATTTAGCTAGGACACGTAATGGTGATATTATTACAGGTACAAGAGAAGATGTAACTTGTTTGCAATCAGAAAAACAATATGACTTAGCAATTGTAGAAAGAGCCACAGCTAGACTTGAAGAACGTTTGTCGTTTGCTTTCTTATTACACACAGCCATCCAACGTGATGCTGAAAGAGTTACTGCACAAGAAATTAGATACATGGCACAAGAATTAGAAACATCAATGGGTGGTATATACTCATTGTTGTCTCAAGAGTTCCAGTTACCATTAGTACAAGTGTTAATGAAAAGAATGACACAGTCTAGGGAAATACCTAAGTTACCTAAAAACTCTGTACAACCAACTATTATCACAGGTATTGAAGCATTAGGTAGAGGTAATGATTTACAAAAGCTACGTGAGTTTACTATGGAGCTAATGAATATTGCACAAGTCAACCCACAAATTGTACAAGCATTAGACACACAAAATTTAATTACTCGTATTGCTACAGGCATAGGTATTGATGTAGAAGGTTTAATTAAATCACCTGAACAAATGCAACAAGAAATGATGGCCATGCAAGAACAACAAGAAATGCAACAAATGACAGAAACAGCCATGGAAATGGGTAAAGATGTCGTTGATAATCAAAGCAAACAATAAGGAGTTGTTATGGAAAAGATAGAAATACAAACTGGAGAAACAGGAGCTGAGGCACCAAATGCTGAACAGCCTGTAGAATCTAGTGAAGAATCTCGCATTGAGGGATTACCAGAAAAATTTAAGTCTGTAGAAGATTTAGCAAAATCATATGCAGAACTTGAAAAAAAATTAGGCGAAGCTTCTGACACGAAAGATAGTTTAGAAGTGCCATCAGACAAAGAAGTGAAAGCTGCTGAAGAGGCAGTTGAAAGAGCTGGTCTGGATATGGGCGCACTAGAACAAGAGTACAGTGAAAAGGGAGAGTTATCAGAAGAAACTTTCAAGCGTTTTGAAGAAGTAGGCATAGGAAGACAATATGTCAATGACTACATTGAAGGACAAAGAGCATTGTACATGGCACAAGTAAGTGAAGTACACACATTAGTTGGTGGGCAAGAAAGTTATACTGATATGGTTAATTGGGCTGCAGAGAATCTAACTGAAGGTGAGCAGTCTACTTACAATGATGCAATGAACAGTAGAGATTTAGAAAGAATTAAATTTGCTGTTGAAGGACTGAGTGCTAAATACCAAAAAGCCGAAGGAACAACACCTAATTTAATTAATGGTAAAACATCATCGCCAACAGGGCCAGGTTATGAAAGCTGGGCGCAAGTCACAGCAGCTATGGCTGACCCTAGATACGAAAAAGACCCAGCATACAGAGCTGAGGTACAAGCAAGATTAGAAAATAGCCGAGGTATATAATGGCAAAAGACCCTAGATTAAAACGAGCAGGTGTTAGCGGATTCAACAAGGCTAAACGTACACCAGGACACAAAACTAAAAGTCATGTTGTAGTAGCAAAAGTTGGTGATAAAGTTAAAACTATTCGTTTTGGACAACAGGGAAAAACTGGTGACAGAACTATGACTAAACGTGCTAAGTCATTTAAAGCACGTCATGGTAAGAACATAGCAAAAGGTAAGATGTCTGCCGCTTACTGGGCTAACAAAGTTAAATGGTAGAGAGGAGCAATCACTATGCCAATGGGTAAAGGAACATACGGAAAGACAAAAGGAAGGCCACCAAAAAAGAATGGTAAAGGTAAAATGACTGCAGCTCAAAAGAAGTTACCAGCAGCTTTACAAAAGAAAATAATGGCAAGTAAAAAGAAAAAGTAATGCCAGTAAAAACCAAACGTAAATTTAAAAAAGTACCTAAGACAAAAGGTGGTGTCCCCACTAAATATGTCAAAGGAGCTAAAAACCCGTCAGCAAGAGAACGTGAGATAAAACGTACGCGTGCATTATACAAAGCAGGAAAATTAACTCCAGCTATGATGGATAGAATAAGTAAACAAAGGAGCAAAGGATAATGCCAGCAAAGAAAACAGGAAAGTATTCAGGAATATCTGGAGCTTCAAGATACTCTAAATCTAAATTAGATGCTGTGTATAAGCGTGGCCTCGGAGCTTACTATAGCTCAGGTTCAAGACCTAAAACATCTGCTCATGCGTGGGCAATGGGAAGAGTTAAATCATTTGTAACAGGTAAAGGTGGAGCTAGGAAAGCAGATGCTGACTTGTTAAGGAAAAAGAAAAAGAAATGAGAAAAGGATTATATGCAAACATTCATGCTAAACGTAAGCGCGGTGAAAAGATGCGAAAAAAAGGCGCAAAAGGCGCACCAACAGCTAAACAGTTTGCTAGAGCTAAACAAACAGCAAGGAAAAAATCATAGTCGTGCTACCTATTTAGGTGGCGACTAGCCAACACAGAAGTAACTGGAATAGCTTGGCCTTCTGCGGAAGACAACCCTGATAGGAAAGGAGCAGATGTAACGGCTTACATCAAAATATATTCATAAGGAGACAACATCATGGCAAACGCAACACCAGCAAGTATTGGTAGAGTCAACGCCAGTGGGTCCGAAGACGCTCTGTTTCTGAAAGTTTTTGCAGGAGAAGTCCTAACAGCTTTCGAAAGAGCATCTGTCACTGACGGTGCGGATATGGTTAGAACTATTTCTAGCGGTAAGTCAGCTTCTTTTCCAGTAATGGGTAGAATCTCGGCAGCATATCATACACCAGGTGCGGAAATCACAGGTAGTGACATAAACCATAATGAAAAAGTTATTTTAATTAATGACTTATTAGTTTCAAGTGCGTTCCTATCGAACTTGGAAGAAGCTAAAAATCATTGGGATGTAAGAAGTGCATATTCTACAGAAATAGGTAGAGCTTTGGCTTTTATTAAAGACAAACACATTTTACAAACTATTGGTTTAGCCTCACAAGCGGCAGCTAACGTATCCGATTCAGGATATCCAGGCGGAACCACTATAACTAATACAGACATTGCTAACGCAACTGATGCCACTTCAGCAAACGGATTCATTGCAGCATTATTTGATGCAGCAACTGCTTTAGACAACAACTATGTTCCTAAAGAAGGTAGAATCTGTTTCCTAGACCCTACAATGTATTACAAGCTTTCAAACGCAACTAATGCAATTAACGTAGATTTTAGTGGACAAGGTTCGATTGCAACTGGTCAAGTAGCTAGGATTGCAGGTATCGAATTAAGACCTATGCCTCATTTTGTAAAAGATGACGTAGGTACTTCCGATGCTGACGCAGGTTCTGCGACTCAAGGTGGTTCAACACCTCAGTCTGTGAACTTAACTAACTACGAAGGTTTAGTATGTCACCCATCTGCTGTAGGTACAGTTAAATTACTGGACTTATCAACAGAAATGGAATACGACATACGTAGACAAGGCACATTGATGGTAGCTAAGTATGCTATGGGTCACGGAGTTTTAAGACCTGAAGCAGCTGTAGGTATCAAAGAAGCCTAAGACAACTTAAGGACAGCATGGCCACCCTGAACAACCCACTGGTCATCTGTCCTTTTTTTAGATATGAGGGAAAAACATGGCGACACAAATAACACCTACAACCGAATTACAAGCGGTAAATATTATGCTTACAACAATAGGAGAGGCTCCTGTAAATAACATTACAGGCACTACTAGTGTTGATGTATCTGTCGCTAAAAATATTTTAGATGAAACATCGATGTCAATACAAGCAGAAGGTTGGAACTTTAACACGGTTTATGATAAAGCATTGAGTAAAGATATTGACAACAAAGTACCTTTACCTTCTAACTGTGTTCAGGCGGATGCAAATAAAGATGATAGACATATGAATTTGATTATACGCGCTGGATATTTGTACGATGTAGATAATGATACAGATGTGTTTAGTGCAACTGTACCATTATTAGATTTAGTATTAGTACAACAATTTGAGGATTTACCTGAGTATGCAAGAAGATACATTACCATGAAATCTGCTAGACGATTTGCAGCAAGGTTCATAGGAGAAGAGACTTTAGTTACTCTTACCATGCAAGATGAGAATGAAGCATTAATAGCATTTAAACTTGCAGACTCACGAAGCGAAGACAACAATATACTTACAAGTGATGCAAACACTTATTCTATTATAAGTAGGCCACCTAGAAGGAGATATTAATGCCTGTAGTTTCACAGACTCTACCTAATTTTAATAATGGCGTAAGTCAACAAGCACCAACACAACGTTTAACTAGTCAAGCATCAGAACAAATTAACATGGAAAACAACTTGCTTGAAGGTTTAGGTAAACGTCCGCCTTTAGAATTTGTAGCTACATTAGATGGTAGCAATGTTTTTCCTAACACAACAAAAATATGGAGTATTAAAAGAGATGAAGATAATCAGTACCTGGTGGCAATCTATAATAATGGCGTTAAAGTCTATGATTTGGACGGCAATGAAAAAACAGTTTCAACTCCTGACGGCACTTCCTATCTTGCTAGTACCAACCCTAAAGAAAACTTCAAGCTTGTTAATATTGCTGATTTCACTTTTATTGCTAACCAGTCTATTACTCCTGCTGCAGATAGTTCAACAAGTGCTGCAAAAGTTGAGGAGTTTCTTGTTTATGTAAAGCAAGCAGCGTTTGGACGTGAATACTCGGTGCGATTAACACACCCAGATATAACAGGTGTTGATTATATAGAAGTTAATTTTCAAATGCCAGATGGTAGTAACGCAACACATGATACAGAATTTTCAGATACTGATAAAATCGCAGATTTATTATTGTATGGCCAGTCTAGTGTATATTGGAATGGTTCTTCAACCGCTTCAATTGCTGTAAAACAACTAGCAAGTGGTTCAATTACCACTTTAAGTACAACAACAGGATTAGCCAATACTACTGCTATAACAAACCATTTTACTTTTGAGTCATATGCTTCAACAATTTATGGTAAACCTACAGATGGCGATGCTAATTACACGGTGACAACCAGAGATGGCGCAGGTGGTACAGCTATGTATGCCATAAGAGATACCATAGAAGACTTTACTCGATTACCTTTTTATTCTAAAACAGGTGTGATTATACAAGTCACAGGCGAGACAGGTGATAATTTAACAGATTACTTTGTAGCTTTTTCTTCTGATGGTATTTGGAATGAAACTGTAGGACCTGGAGTATCAGTAGGTTTAGATGATACAACAATGCCTCATGTTTTAGTTAATAATAATGACGGTACATTTACATTTCGTAAACAAACATATTCAGACCGAATCGCAGGTGATTTAACAACTAACCCAAATCCTAGCTTTGTCGGTAAAAAAATACAAAACCTAACTTTTTACAAAAATAGATTAGGTATACTTTCAGGGGAAAATCTGATATTATCAGGCAACGCTGACTTCTTTAATTTCTTTTCTACTACAGCAACACAAGTATTAGATACAGATGTTATTGATATCTCAGCTTCAGGCACACAAGTAAACACACTAAAAAATTCTGTATCATTTAATGAATCTTTGTTACTGTTCTCGGATACAGCGCAGTATAAATTAACAGGCGCACAAGGTAACATAACACCTACTACAGCAATACTAAATGAGGTATCTAGCTTTGAGCATGATGATGCAGTCACTCCAGTATCAGCAGGTAGGTTTGCATACTTTACACAAAAAAGAGAAAACTTTACTGGAGTCAGAGAATACTTTTCTAATGAAGATACTTTAACAAATGATGGGGTAGAGATTACACTTCATGTATCAAGTTATATTCCTAACAGAGCATATCAGATAATACCGAATAGTAATGAAGATATGTTATTTGTTTTAACATCAGATGCTGCAGATGCACAGACAGCACCATATGCTACAGGTAGTAATGTAACTGCAACTAATGCAAGTAAGATATTTGTATACAAGTATTTTCGTAAAGATGGTTTACAAAAAGTACAATCAGCTTGGAGTACCTGGACATTTACAGGTGTAAAAATATTAGGCGGTATGACTGTTGACAGTATTCTATATCTGTTTGTAGCTGAAGGCCAAACAACTAAGCTATGTAAAATAGATTTAAAAAACACAACTAACACTACAATCGGTTTTAATGTACACCTAGATTTACGCGATGAAGTTACAGGAACATATTCTAGTGGTACAGGATTAACAACTTTTACTTCTCCGTATGGTGCTAAGACAGGACTTATAGCTGTTAACAGAAGCACAGGTGCAAACTATACTGTGACAAACACGAGTGGAAGTACATATACTCTTGAAGGTAATTACACTAGTTTATACATTGGTGTTCCATATGAAAGTGCATACACTATGTCACCACAATATATCAGGCAAACAAGCACCACAGGTGGAGTCATATCTATAACTTCAGGTAGATTACAAATACGTAATGTGTCTTTTGATTTTAGAAACTCAGCATACTTTCAAGTAGAAGTTACACCAAGTGGTCGTGACACTAGTATCATGTACATGAACGGTTACATAGTAGGTTTTTCAGGTAAAATAGATACCCCGCAAGTTTCAGATGGAACATTAAGAGTACCTGTACAAGCACGTAATACAGACTATACTTTAGTAATTAAAAGTTCGTCGCACTTACCATTCTTTGTTACAGGCGCTGAAATAGAAGGATATTATCATAGAAGGTCACGACAAGTATAAGTTAAAAGTAATTAAGTCAGAGCCTAGACACGCTTATAAGTTGGCACCGAAGATGAGTTTTATGGATGCACAGGAAGTCTGGGCATCAGATAGGGCCACTCCCTTAGAGGCTCTTATATACCCCTTGACTAAACAAGGTGGTAGAAACTACACAGGTTTATCCCCTAAGGGTGAACCCATGTGTATGTTTGGAACACATCCTGCAGAGATGAAAGGTTACGCTGTAATCTGGTTTCTAGGAAGTGATGAATTAAAAAAGTACAAATATTTAGTAGTAAAAATGTGTTTAGAAATTGTACCTGAGTTAGCACATGGGTATAAAGTTCTATACAATTTTGTAGACAAGCGTCACAAACAAGCAATTAAGTGGCTTAAGATATTAGGTTTTAAAGAAACTTATGAGGTTAAGTCTTTTGGTTATGGTAAAATACCATTTATTTTAATGACATATGAGGTGAATAAATAATGTGTGGAATAGGCGAAGCTATGCTAGCATTTCGAGTCTTATCAACTGTTTCGAAATACCAACAAGATAAAGCAGTTGCTAGGTCAATTGAAAGACAACAAGACGCAGCAAGGCGTGCCGCTATGGTTGGTTATCAACGAGATATGGAACAAATAGAAGGTGAGCGTGATGATGTTCGAAGAGAAGAAGCCTTAGAAAACTTTAAAGTAAATGCAGAACGCCGTAAAGCCGAAGCTGCAGCAATTAACCAAGGATTTGGAAACCCATTAAAAGTTATACAGGACTTAGGTTATGCGTTTGATGCTGAAGGTTTAGAAATAGATGCAGCCGTAGAACGAGACTTTAACACATTGAACAGACAACAAGACCAAGCATACGCATCCTTAACTCAAACCTTCTCAGGATTAACCCCACCAACTAAACCATCCTTAGGAGCTGCTGCAGTCGATATTGGAACAGCTATTGGAACATACTTAACAATACCATCAGGCGATAGAAAGTTTTTAAAAGGAATGGGAAAACAAACATCAGCAACAGGTATACAAGGCGCAGAGCGAGGAGCAAGTTATTAGATGAGTTACACATCACGAGTCACTAACAAATACTATCAAAGACAAACTTTGGGAACAGGACGTATTTCTAAAGGACCAACAGAAGGACAACAGATAGTAGCAGCATTAGAAAAAGCAGACCCTGTATTAAGCGAATTAGGTGCAGCATATATTAGTGACAAGAAAAGTGATGCAGCTGTAAAAATGCAACAGCTTTACAGTGAATTAGGTAGCTCAGAAAAAATACTTGAAAGAGTAAAAAGTGGTGAAGACCCTGAGTTAACAAGTATGTATGCAGAATCTGTCATTGATGGGTACCTAGGTCAACTAGATGCCAACGAACATTTAACAGATTTAAAACTTAAATTAGGAGAAGCTTACAATGCTGAAACTGATAACTTAGACAGTTTCTTTGAAGAGTTTTTACCTAAATTAGAAGGCGACCGAAGTGATGTTTATCAACGTCAGTATTATGCAACTATAGAACAGTATAAAGCTTCGTTAGCACTAGAAGACGCAAAAGTTAAAACTAAAGTAGCTAAAGATAGAAAAATGTCTGAGCTTATTAACCTGGGTGCGAACACCGAAACTAGTGAGGACTATTGGACTAAAATGAACTCTTATGTTGTTACACTAGATGGTAAAAAGAAATTAGCTTCTTTTGGAAACATTAATGAGGCAACAATAAAACGAGCGCAAATAGCCGTTCAAAGCGGAGACTCAGAAGAAATTGCCTTTATGATAGGCGTGTTAAGTTATGATAGGAAAAACAATGGCGTAGGTACATTAGGTGATGCCAGTCCTGAAAATCAAGCTTTATTAGCTCAATTAATTGCAAAACATGAAGACAAATTATACGAAGAATACACTGACTTGGAAAGAGCAAGAACAATTAAAGTCAGCAATATTGTTAATGAATGGGTAGATGGCAATCTTACTAATGAGGAAATGTATAATCAGATTGTTATGGCAGACGTTAAACAATCTAAGTTTGCACGTCAGTTACTTGAAGATAAAACTAAAGCTTCACCTGTTGAGTTAAATGAATTTAAAAATGAAATTGTTAACGGTCAATATGTTTCAGAAGCAGAGATACACGCAGCAATTAAACGACGAGGCAACTTTGGAGACTTTGGAGAAATACTCACATATTATAGAAATTGGAAAAAAGGTGCTGATGAGGCTGGTACACCGATACATATGAAAGACGCATACTTTAAAAAAATGGTTACTGAAATACCTAAAATCATTTTTGCGGATGGTGCTTCAACGGATATATACGGTGGAAATGCCACACAAAATAAATTACGTCAAGAAGCAAAAATATTTATTGAAAATGAAATAAACGACTTTTATAGTGCCACATTAGACGAAACTGGTAAGGCACCTACGTTTGCAGCTAAACAACAGTTTGAAGCAGGTTTAAGAACGTATGTAAACAATAATTTTGTACAAGGTGCGCAGATTGAAAAATTAAATTTTGAAAACAGATATGAAGAAGCACAGAGACTAGCAGCAGAAAAGAAAGAAGCAGAAAACAACCGTTTGCTAAAAGAAGAAAAAGATAAAAAGATAGCAGCTCAACGTGAAGAGTTAAAGGTTGAGGACATAGTTAAGAACTATAAACCAGATTTACAAGTAGATAAACTTCGTGAAGGTATAGGTATACTTTCAGATAAAAACCAATATATAACTGTGCAAAAAGATAAAGCTGGTAATGAGACAGGATTTACTTTTAACGACGGCGAAGAAATAGATGAACATTTAATTGCGGTTTTAGCAAACTCTCCTTTGGTCGACTCTATACAACAAAATTTATTGACCAAAGAAGAAATAGAAATGCTTGCAGATGACTTTGGTATTTCCGTAAACAGAATGATAGGTGTTATTGGTTCTGTTAAAGAAGGACAACAAGGCGCTTACCTGTCACAAGAAAGACAACTAACAGAATTAGAAAAAGATACGTTAAAAACTTTAGGAATAGGAGTTGATTAATGCCATTAGTATATGATGAAGAAGTAGAAGCAAAGTTTGCTGATTCAGAAACTCCTGCTATTATACCATCAGCAAATGTTTCTCCTAAAGGCACATCTCAGTTGGCATTAGATGAACTTAAGACAGAGCGTTTTTTGTCCACAATTAGAGATTACTATTCTTACCGTGACGGTGAAATAAGTTATAAAAATAAAGAGCAATATTCTGATGCTGATATGTTGGAGTTGTTTTATGAAGATAGAACTTGGGCTAACAACAATACAGTATCATTAGGTAAAGATTTATATTACATACAAGGTGAAGATGACGAGTTACGTAGGAATCAGTTTGCATATATAAACAGAGTGTACCAAGAGTTGCCATCATTTTGGAATGACCCTAATAGAAGCTTTGCATCCTGGTTAGTTGATAATGGTTTATCACTTATTGCTGACCCTATAAACCTCATTGGGTTTGGTGTTGGTGGACAAATAGCAAAGCAAAGTTTTAAAACAAGTTTACGATTAGGACTACGCGAAAAGGCAGCTAAAGAAATAAACAAACGAACTATTGAAGCAGTAGCCTTACAAAGTCAAAAGAATTTGTTAAAAAATGCGGTAATCAAAGGTGCTAAAATTGAAGGTACAATCGGAGCTATTACTGCAGGTACTCATGATTATATGTTACAAAGTATTGCCCTAGAAACAGGGGAACAAGATGAGCGTAATCTTGCCAGGACGGCATTGACAGTCGGAACAGGTGGACTTTTAGGTAGTACGTTTGGAGCTGGATTTAGTTTTGGCGCATTTAAGATGACTACAAACAGATTAAAAGGTAAAGCTATAAAAGAGTTAGAGCAATTAAGTTATAAAGGGCAAAGCTTTAATACAGGTAAAGCCTTGTTTAAAGTTATGGACCAAAAGTATTTTGAGAATGTAGGTTACTCTCCTATATTTGGTAAAGATATTAAAGACGATGCTTTAACATTACATAAAAAAACTACAGAAGTAGTAGAGTTTGAAACCGATGTTAAGATTGGGCGTATAGACCCAATGAACATACAAAAGTTTCCAAACGATACAAGAAAGATTATTCGACAAGAAGCAAATAAAATTAGAGCAACTTTAGAAAAACAACCTAAAACTATGAGTGATGACATGGTTGACACATTGGCAGCCTCTTATCAATTAGACCCAAAAGAATTAAAACGAATTACACAAAAAGCAGGTAAAGAAGGTAAAGAAATACCAGCTGTTATTCTTGCTAATCACAACCAAATAATTGCTAATGCTAGAACAGTAGACCAGTTATTAAAGAATTACACACAGCCAAATTTATCTGCACAAATGAAACGAGAGATTGAAGATTTATTAGACGCCCACCGTCAAGTGATTAGTGAGTCATTAGCAGATGTAGACCAAGTGGTGGCAAATGCTGCGGCATCATTAAGAATGTCAGGTAAGTCTTCTAAAAAAGTATTAGCTGCTAAATTAAAATTTGAACCAACTGACCCTAAAATGAAGAAAATGTTAGAAGGGGATAAAGAAGCATATTATAATGCAGTCGCAAAATTAAATACAGATGATGAAATTATTAATGCGTTACAAGCAGTACAAGATGTAAGCAATTGGGATATTGCAGCAATGTATGTAAACAACAACTTGTTATCTTCACCTGACACGCACTTAATTAACATTATTTCAGGTCTGATAAACTCACAGGTTAAACCAGCAACACTGGCATACCGTGGATTTTTAATGCGTAACACAGATGCAGTTCGTTCTAAAGAGTTAATACGACAAGCCTTAGATACATGGATATATACCTTTACAGGTGTAAACCAAGCTATTAAAGCCGCTGCAAAATCATTTAGAGTTAATCGTCCAATCTTGGATTCAGAAGCTCTTAGATTTGATGCAGAGTACACACAGAACATTTTACAACGTTGGATAAATAATGCAGGAGCAACCTTAGCAGGTACTTTAGGATTTGAGCCTAAGACTCCCTGGTTAATAGAGAAAGTTATTAGCCCAACTATAAGTGCGCCACTAAGAATTTTAACAGCTGGCGATGAGTTTATGAAACAATTAACTTATAGGGCTAGAGCTGCTGCACAAGTTAACTCGATTATTATGAGAGAGTTTCCAGAGTTGTTAGAACCAGGTGTTAATCGTTTTAGTAACAATGCGTCTCCTGGATATAAAAAGAAATTTAATGAATTATTAGATACATATTACACCGAACAGGGGCAGGCAGTAAAGAGCGATACTCTTAAAACACCTGGATTAGACCCAAGAGATAAACTAACAGTCAACAGTGCGCTGCATTATGCAAGGGAAACTACGTTTACACAGCCAGCTACATCACAGGCAGAGCGAGTTGTTAAAGACAAAGTTGTACCATATGGAGATAAACAAGGTGGTATTACAGGTGGTATTTTAAACTTTGCTCGTAAATACCGTTGGTCAAGAGTTATGGGATTACACTTTATTAATACACCTTCAAACTTGCTTCGTTGGAATATGCAACATATACCAGGTGCAAGTAAAGTACAATTTCAAATTAAACAAATGTTAAAGAAAAATAGTAAAGGTGAATATGTAAACCCTGAGGCAGCCGCTGAGGCTAACGCAAGAATACACATGGGTTATTTACTTTGGACATCGGCTGTAGGTTTTGCTATGACAGGTAAGTTTACAGGTGGTGGACCAAGAGATATTGAAGAGAAAAAAGCTTTATTAAAAACAGGTTGGCGTCCATATTCATACGTAAGAAATGATGGTACATATATTGAATTAAATAGATTAGACCCTTATTTTACTCCGTTTTTTATTGCAGCTGATGTGAAAGATGCTTTAGATGACTGGGCAGGTTTAGGTGTTACTATGGGAGAAAACACTAAAAACTCTTATTTAGAATTGTCATTAGCAACAATTACATCTATGTGGCGTAACTTAGAATCTAAATTCTACACCAAAGGTTTTATTGAAACTATTAATGCTGTTTTTGGTGGGACTTTTGGTACTAGCATGGATTTAAGTGAAAGAGCTGAACGATTTACAGCGCAGCAATTAACTAAAGTTATACCGCTGTCAGGCGCCCTTAGATATGCGGATAGAGTACGCGATGATTATGAAAGAGAGTTAATTACATTTAGTGATAGAATGTCACGAGTAAATCCCCTTGATGACCCTGATGAGCTACAACCACAACGTGATGTGTTTGGTGAAAAGATTGCCAGACGTAAAGGGTGGTTTTTCTTTACAGACAGTCTTCCATCTTCGCCGTTTCTTGTAAGTAAATTTAAAAACACCAAAGCAAATAAATTTTTTAAAGACCATGAAGTGCTTATTAGACCACCTGCAAAAACATTTAAAAAGAAAGCAGGCAGACTTGATGCAGGTAAAGAATTTGATTTGCAAAGTATTTTTAAAGGGAATCAAAGTGCATATGATAGATGGCTAGAACTTAGTGGGACTATTAAACTTGGTGGACTAACTCTTAGAGAAAGAATTGAATCAGAGTTTGACAGGGAAGATAGTGTATTAAATAAACTACCTAATACAAATGCTCAAGAGTTTAAAGTAAACTACATTAAAAAAATTATAAGCAATTACAGACAAATTGCAAAAAGACAAATGATTAACGAATTTCCTGAAATACAGGAAGCTTACAAAGATTATGTAGGAGACCTTCAACAAATTATACAAGGAGAGTAAAGAAGGATAAGTTCCCTTCTTAGAAGATATTATGGCAAATTCATTCGTAAGATACACAGGTAACGGCAGTACCACAACAT